TTGCAAACTTAACTACACGTTTTAAGTCATCAACCGCTAAAAGCATACCATTTTCAGCGGGAACGGAAGCAAAATCTGTAGCATCAAGTTTGCATTGAGCCTCAATACGACCATCTCTACGGAAAGCTACGTTATTTAATTCAACTTGACCGTAGCCATCAATTGTATATCTTTTTAGACTCATATTATATGTCCTCCGTTAAATTATTTCTTATATTTTTCTAATACAACCTCTAGACCATTAAGCTCTGGCTCTTTTGGTACATGAGGAGTATCTTTTTTCGAGAAAGTTTCAGGATTATCTCCTACTAAGGTATAAGCTAATTCTTTCTTTAAATCTTCAACAGAATAATCATTAAGTTTTTGAGCAAATTCAGCAATTACATCTTCACCTAATTGTTCTGTATATTTAGCAAGAATAGATTTCTTCATTTTATCTTCAGCATCGAGTTTATAACTACGTAAAGCTTCAACCTCTGTAGTAAGAGCTTGATTCTCTTCGGTTAAGCTATCAACTTTTGCTGAGAAATTATCTTTCTCTGTTTCTAAAGTAGAATTCTGCTCAGTTAACTCTGAAATTTTGGCGTCAAAATTTTCTTTTTCTTCTTTCTGAGTATTCTGTAACTGCTCATAATTCGCTTGTATTGTTTTAATTTCATCAAGTGTAGCAGAATATGTACCTTTAATAGCTTGTAAAGCTTCTAAAGCACTTAATTCATCTGCATTAACATCAACAATAAAACATTTTTCCTGTTTATCAATAGTAACAGTATTATCACTATCATTTTTAGTATAATAAACTCTGGTATATGTACCAGTTTCATACTGTCTAACCACTGCATAATTATCATAGACCGCGCAAATACCGCACTCTATAGACCAATTACCTTCTTGATTATAATTAGGATTTAATAAAGTCCAAAGAGCATCTTCTTTCTGCGCATCGGATAATTTAAAATTAAGTTTGTCCATAATTATGGTGTCCTCCTTTTTATTTGTAAAAGTTTGAGCTTTTTCTAATGCTTCCATTAATTTTTTCATATCTGTATATAAACTAAAAAAAGCACTACCTTCAAAACAAGGCTCGGTATTATCACCTAAAACCTGTAGTCCTAAAAAGCAACCGTCATCATAAACAAAAGCTTTTTGTCCTTCTTTAATTTGCCATGAACCTTGGATGCTTGGTGGAAAAATTTCCATTGATTCACCCTTATTTGGAATCTTCTTAGCTTCCTCATAAAGTGCAGTATAAAGATAAACATCAGTACAGGCGTAAGTGCGTGTAACTCCATCTTTATCTAAATGCTGCTCCCAAGCAAAGTTATTAGATTCTGGAACAATACCATAGATACGCCCCTCATCTCTTGCTTCACCGTGATCTGTGAAATCTTCTTCGTCTTTTTCATATATACCTTTAATTGGAACATAAGGCAAAGTCTTAATTAATTTATCAGCAAACTCGTCTGTAATATATGAACCATTTCTATTTAATCCTTTATAAAAAATTCTACAACGTGCTACTGACATTACTGGACTAATTGGTGTTAAGTTAGAATAAATTGTAACAGGGAAATTTAAATATTGATTTTCCATAAGTTACCTCCTATTCTTTTGCTTCCGATGCTTCATTCTTAATAGTTTTATCAGATTTATCTTTGGGATCTAATTCTGGTGCCCCACTCTTTTTATCTGAATTAGACTGTGTATAAGAAGTAGCAAGTGGAATTAATTTATTATGAAGCTCTAACAAATCATTTTCAAGGTCTTTAATATTGACTAAATCACCTTGTGATAATCCCATAGCAAGAGCTGGTAAAATAAAACTATAACCGCTATTACCAAGTTTTAGAGCTGTTTCAAGATATTTATCATCATTGTGGTAAGTAATTGGTAAGAATTGATATTTAAAACTAATATTATTATTACCATATAATTTATTTAATATTTTTGTAATAAAAGTAGAATACTGATTTGCAAGAATCATCATAAATGCCGTATCATTTTCAAGACTAATCTCAATAGCTAAATTACTATCTGAAGCAAATAGCTGTCCAGATACACCAGCCTTGGCATATATATTTTGTAGCATTCTTTGAAGTGTAGAAGTGGCTGCATCATTAGAGGTTTTAGAAGTAATAGCATCAACATTAGCATAAGAAGTTAATACTCTCATATTCTTCTCACCTTGAAGCATACCTACTGCACCTCTATGTAATTCTTCAACTTCTTGTGGCTCTAAGAGAAACTCATTTTGATTATTGTGTGGAATTTGTTGAACAATAATCTTTTTAATTTCTTCTTTATCTCTTTCTCGTTCAGTATCTACCGCGTCATCATATTGTAATGATGCTGGAATCATATTTAATAATGCTGGTCGTGCATTTTCTGGAAAAGCAAAAGTAATAGCAATTTCTTGGGGTATTATTACCCATGTATCACTACTTTTTCCTTTTACTAAACGGTTATAGGCATTACGAATTTCTTTTGGATAAAAAGATAAAGCTGCATCTCTATCATTTTGATCCGTAATTGAATTAAAATAATTTAAATTAAATTCTATTAAATCATTTCCTTCTAGATCCGTATACCGAGTGCGGCAATATCTATAAGGCAAATCAACTAAATGAAAAGTGTTCTTATCTAATGTAATAAACCCATAATATCTACCATCAATTAATACTTTTAAACTACAATTAATAAATAAAGAACTAAAATTATTCTCGTCGCAAAACCTAGATGCTAAATAATATTTTTTATTATTAGCTTTATTTTTTATTTTACTATTATATCCCATTTTGGGAATTAAGATACCTATATATTTTAATAAAGTGGCATAGTGTAATAAAATACGAGAATAAAAACCATCTTTGTAAAAGAAAACACGAGAAAGAACTTGTTGTTCTTCTGTACTTCCTTCTACAATTATTCTTTGTACATCTTCAAGACTATAATCTTTAAATAAAGTACGTTCTACATTACCCCAACGACTAATTAAATCACTATTGGTTTTAATCATACCGCTAGTTACTTTTTTGAAGGTTTCTAAATTTATGCTGTTGTTATTAATCTGCATAATTTACCTCCATTAATCATAAAATATTAATCTACGTTTACTATTACGATTATTGCGCTGTATTCGTTGTAAATATTCATCTTCTAATTCTTTAATGCGCCATAATCCATAAGCCATAGCAGAAAATTTATCTTTTGATTTTCTACTATTAATTCGTTCAAGAGTTAAATCTATACCCTGTTTTTTCATTCGAAGATTGGCTATTTCTTCAAATAATTTTGTTGTTAATTCATGTGGCATTAAACGTTTAATACGCTGTTCTTGTGTCATTTTTTGTCCTACTTTTGTAGACAATAATGCACTTTTAGCATCTTGTTCTTTTATAAGAAAACGAACACGGCCACTCGTAATACGAGTATATACATTACTATTAACATCTGAATTAGAAACCGATGGACTTTTATCATTAGCTCTAATGCTAGAATTACCAGCTTTAATACCATACAAAATACACGGAGCATCTTGAGGTTGAATCTTTTTATAAACTGGATCATTGATAAATCCATAAGCTGGTAATATTTCGCCTTTAGAATTAACAGATGGTCGAATCATTTCATCTCCCAAACCAACACCTAATCCATTGGTATCAATAACCACTTCTCTTGGACTAAAATCACGAATAATACCCTTTAAATCCGCAGCTTGGCAAGCAAATGGTTTAGTTTCTAATGTCAATCCTAAAACAAAAATATTAACAAGAGTTGCATAATGTATGCCATATGAATTAATATTAACTCTCCAAACGCAAACAACAGTAGAATCGCTTACTCTACCTACGTCTACCGATAATAAGTAGAATCCTTTAGAATTTGCTCTAAAAATTGCGTGCTTTTCGGGATTTTTTATTTTACGATACTTACTAATCTTATCAAAATTAATCCAAGATTCGTCTGTTCCACCGCCCCAAATTGACATATATTCAGAAGCAAAAGACTCTTCACTATAAGATGGTGACATTTTAAGTTGATTGATATAAACTCTGTCGAGTAGCCCATGCATAACTGGAACTCTATAATCACACCCCATAATAAAACTTTGATTAGGTGTAATGATAGAATTTTCAAACATATCAATTAATTTATCATAAGAGAATGAAGATTTAGAACCAGCAGATGTCATACACATAACTTGACGATTTGGCTCGGTCGGATTAACTGTACCATCTGGCAATCTTCGTGAAACGTTCATTAGTGGTAATACAACGTTATTAATCGTATCCTCTTCGTGGTCACGAATCTCGTCAATAAGACCACCATGTCGTCTACCACCACGAGTAGAATCTAAAGCACCTACTACGTCAAGAATACTACCATTACGAAATGTTAAAGTAACATAATCTTTACCAAAATTACCTGGGGTATTAGATGTAGCCCCTCCAACCACTTCTTTTCTTAGTAGTGGGAACAAAGCATAAATCTCATAAATTTTTTCTTTAGCAATCTGTGCAGCTTGGTTTTTATTAGGTGCGCAAATAAAACGTTTAGTCCGCGGCATAAAGATACATTGTAAAATCATTCCTAAAATTGTAAGAAAGCTTTTACTAAAAGCACGACAATTATGTCCCTCTACACCATTTACATTAAAAATTCCATTTTCTAACTGTAAACAGTAAACATCTTCATTATCGGGCAATAAAACATCTACAGAACGAACTTTATTAATCATATAAAATTTATTATTATATTTTTTTGGATAATATTCTCCCAAACGCATAGATTCATCAATAACTACTGATCTATTATTATTAATACTATCTTCAAATTCCCAGGCTAAAGCTCCATTAAAATTAATATTAAAAACTTTTGCTTTATTTTCTCTATTTTCAGTCGTTATGCTTGGGTTTACAAAATTTCTATATAATATATGTTTAATTCCTTCAGCCAATAAATTAGATACTGTTGTACCTTTATATCGATGACAATTACCACTTTTACGATAATAACCATCTCCATCCAACCAGCCCTTAACTAATTGTAACTGTTTAGATGGTTTACAATGTAATAGTTTTTGTGGTATCCATTTATTCCATTGATTAATTTCTTCTGAAGTGCAACCAAATAATTTTTCAAAAAATACGTTTAAATGAGCACTATTAATTTGAATCACTCTTTTATGATTATCTAATTTTTCATATATTGTAGACTTTAAACCAAATATTTTATAAGTTAAATCTTGTATTCTATCTCTTAAGCGATCTTCCTCAGTACTAATTGTAAAAGAAAAGCTAGAGTTGTTCCAACTACCTTTAGCTAACCATATACCTAACCATTCGTAAAATTCATTATCTAATTTAATTTCTGGTTTAATTACATTAATGGTTCGAGGAGGGGCTTCAGGTACTTTTATAGCGTCAATATCTTCTATTTTTAAATCAATAGAACTTAATAGCCAATCATTAGGCATTAAATCTTTTGCTTCTACCCATTCTGGTTCTATTTCCCTTAGAGCTTTTCGATAAAATTCTTTTCTGGAATTATAATTTGAAATATTAAAGAATTGAAGTCCATCTTTCCAAAATATTCCAGGACGAGTAGTATTATTTTTTCTTCTAACTACTAAAAATTTATGGTTATCTGTGACGGTAATTTTATCTTCAAAGCAATTTTCAGCATCAAGTTTTACAAGATTCCCGTGCCACTCACAACGATTAACATTTTCTATTTCTCTCCATTGCCCGTCACTCCACACTTTCCAATTAGGATTTATATCTTTTATTGGCTTCATCCCATATTCAGTCAATACTGGAGTATCTGGTTTAAGACAAGCTGAAATATAAACTTCTTTATATTTCATTAATGCTCGCAGTACTATACGTTGATAAAAGAATAAATTGAAATATGTATCTTGAGGTTTAATTAAATCTAAGAACATATCTGGATACTGAATAAAATAATTAATATATTTTTTTAATAAATCTTCTATAGATTCGAGATAAGGCTGAGTTAATGTAACACCCTTAGATAATGGTGTGCCATCTCTAATTACAATTTCAACATTTTTTAATGCATCATTGATATTGGTTTTAATTAAATTGTTTTTAAACATCACTATCACCGTCTAAATCAGGATTAAATTCTTCATTAACTAAGTCTTCATATCCCTCATTGTCATAAGTATCTAAGTCATAATCTTTATCTAAGCCATAATAGCTTTCCATTTCATCCGAAGTTTTAAGTGCCTCAATTCTTCGTGAAATTTCTTCACTAATGCCAGTTTCATTAGTATATAAACGACGATTAAAATTCTGAATATTTTTTAATGTTTCATCAACAACATCATTAGTAATTTCATTAAAGAAATTAGGCTTAAATCCTCGTTTTTCTAACCAGACAACTAATTCTCCTACTGAATCAAAATCGCTTGCATTTTTCGCATTTTTAGGGGTAAATTCAGCTACTTTAACTAATTTATCATATGAACTTAATAACTTATCAAAATCTTCATTATTCTCAATACGCTTATCAATAGCTAATGACATTTTACAAATCTTTAAAGCTTGGTCTGATTGTAGAGAGCTATTAATATTTTGTGTAGTTGTAATACCTAATAATAAATTTTCAAGATATCGTAAATCTTCAAGACTATAAGAACCGCCCCATTTTTCTTGTAATTTTCGTTCTTTTTCTTCACTAATTAAAGGCAATTCATCTTCGAGATAACCTGTTTCTTTTAATCTTTTAAATTCTTGAAAATATTCTCCCCAATCTAAACCTTCATATTCCTCACTAAAAAAACTTTCAGCATAAGTAGTAAAAGCAGTAATCTCTGACATTTCTTTATATTTCTCAAATTCAGCAGGCACAAAAGGTATGTCTGCATATTGACAAAATTTATCTACAATATCCCAAGAATAATCATTATCTAATAATATTTTTCTTATACAATCGTTGCATAAGGGCAAATATCCATCTTTACAAAATAAAGATTTAGAACGAGTATAATTCTCAGAACCAAAGCTGCCGCCGCAAACGCTACAAGTTTTAAATACAAAGTGAGATGGTTTTTTAATGATAGGATTTATACCCATATTAAACTCCAGCCTTCATAATTTTAATGAGTGATTTTTTTTGTTGAATATTTAAGGCTCTAAATTTATCAAAAGCATCATATAAAATGTCCATAGCACTTCGCGCATTATCTTTTTTATCTTCATCATTTGAGGCTGAATCTTCTTTATCTTCTTTAACTTCTAAATCTTCCTTTAGAATCGGATTCGCAAAAGTTGGAATATCTTCATCCTCGTGATTTGATTTTATACTATCCGCCGCAGTTTCATTTTCTTCTACACTATTTTCTTCTACTATATCTTCTTTTACTGCTGTATCCTCTACTAACTTAACTCCCAACATAGTAGTAACTCCTAAAACTTGCTCTGGCGGCAACTTCATA